GAAGGAATTGTTGCAGATCTTGCTAAAAACGCTGCTGGCGCAGCACTTGGAAGATTAAACACTTTAGCAGCCCCTGCTTTAGCTGCAATAGATACATTAGCAAAATCAGTAAAATCTGCTATTTCTTTTGTAAACTCATTACCAGGACTAGTATCAGGCATACAAAAAGGCGCGGCATTTAATAATACTGTTGACCGTAAAACTATAGATGCGGCAATGGATAGAGTAATTGGTAGTGATTTAATAAAATCTCCTACATATGAATTACCATCGGCAACAAGTTTAGGTATTGCGGCAGATATAGCCAAGGCAAAAGCATTAATAGCCCAAACACAAGCTACAGTGGGTGCTGTAGTTGGGCAAGCACAAGTTATCGCTGGCCAAGCAACTAATGTGGCAAACAATGTAGTAACCGCTGCTAATAATACTAAAAATCTATTTGGATAAGTATAGTTATGGCTACTTTTGTTGGATACTCTACCATTAATCGCAACAAACAGTTTACACTGGTTGATGACGCTTTAATTAAACAAGATTTGCTCAATGCGTTTAACATTAGGCAGGGAGAACTACCTGGGCGGCCAGGTTACGGCACAATTATTTGGTCTTTTTTGTTTGAAAATCAGTTACCAGATACACAGCAAGCAATTTACGATGAAGTACAACGAGTAGCCGGCGGAGACCCTAGATTATATATTCAAAACGTTTATTCTTACCCACAACAAAACGGAATGCTAATTCAAATTATACTACAAACTGTGGCTACAACAACCGCCCAACAACTATCCATATTCTTTGATCAAACCCAGCGTAGTGCTAGTTACGTTTAAATTTAAAGTAAAACTACCCAGTTTATTAAATCCATAAATACTTGTAACACTGGAATAACCATGGCAAAAACAACAAGACAAACCGCACTATTTGGAGTCGAAGATTGGAAAAGAATCTATCAAACCTATAGCGAAGGTGACTTTCAATCCTATGATTTTGAGACTTTACGCAAATCTTTCATAGATTACTTACGTCAGTATTATCCAGAAACATTCAATGATTATATTGAAAGTTCAGAATTTATTGCCCTACTTGATGTTATGGCTTTTATGGGGCAAGGCCTGGCATTCCGTACAGATCTAAACACACGTGAAAACTATATTGATACAGCAGAACGTCGAGACTCTGTTATTAAACTTGCTAACTTAGTTTCTTATCAACCACAACGCAATACAGAAGCTAATGGTTATATTAAAGTATTATCGGTATCAACTACAGAAAATGTTGTTGATTATAACGGCACTAATTTATCTAACATTACAGTTAACTGGGCCGACCCTGCCAACTTTGACTGGCAAGAACAATTTACAGCAATTATTAATGCTACATTAGTTGATACACAGTCTATTGGTCATCCGGGTAACGACCAAACAATTTTAGGAGTAGATACACAGGAATATACTATTAACTTAGTTCCCGGATATTTGCCAATAATTCCTTATACAAGTATTATTGATGGCGTTAATATGCCATTTGAAATTGTAAATTCTACATCCGTAGGTGAAACATACATTTATGAACCTCCTCCATTGCCAGTGGGCCGCTTTAATATATTATTCCGTAACGATGAATTAGGATATCAATCGGCCAACACAGGATTTTTCTTCTTGTTTAAGCAAGGCACATTACAAAATCAAGATTTTAATTTAGTACAACAAGTTTCTAATCGCACAGTTGATATTAATATCGAAGGCGTCAACAATACCGATATTTGGTTATATCAATTAGACAATGTAGGAAGTGTTACTTCTATTTGGCAAAGAGTTGCTTCGGTTTATACTGCGGCTATTGAACAAAATAGTTCTACTATACGAAAAGCCTATTCAGTGACAAGTCGTACTAATGATCAAATTACATTAGTGTTTGGTGACAATGTTTTTGCTAGTATTCCAGTAGGACAGTTCCGCACTTATGTTCGTGCTAGTAATGGATTACAATATATTATTAATCCAGAAGCAATGCAATCAGTACAAGTTCCTATTTCCTATGTTAGTCGTTCAGGAACGTTAGAAACTGTTACATTTACTTGCGGCATTACTAATCCGGTTACTAATGCTACTGCTCGTGAGACTATTGACCAAATTAAAGAACGTGCTCCGGCTCGTTACTATACACAGAATCGTATGGTTAACGGAGAAGACTATACAAATTTTCCGTTTACAACGTACAATTCTATTTTAAAAAGTTCAGCTGTTAATCGTTCCTCGATTGGAACAAGTCGTTACTTAGATTTGGTTGACCCAACGGGCACATACTCTTCGACAAATATTTTCGCTGCCGATGGCGCATTGTGGTATGAAAACACAACACCAGCGTTTACTTTTGGATGGCAAACAACCAATGATATTAACAATGTTATTCTTAATGATTTAACACCTATTTTATTGGGTGAAACATTAAAACAATTTTACTATGCTAACTTTCAACGCCCTAACTTAGTGCCTATTAACTATTTGTGGCAAGAAAGCACCACTATTGTCAATGAAACCACTGGCTATTTTATGAATAGTTCGGACGTGCCTCAACCAATTGGTCAGGGCTATGCCAGTAACAATGCTCAATATATTGTTGAAGGATCGTTGGTTAAATTTGTACCCCCAACAGGATACTATTTTGATTCTAATAATGAATTACAACCAGGCACAGCGTCAGTTAACGGCGGCAGTTTAACAATTTGGGCAAGTGTTCAGGCTGTACTTGCCGATGGCACCAATCAAGGTTTAGGTAATTTGGCTTCTGGTGTTGGGCCGGTAGTACTTAACACCTATGTACCAACAGGGGCTATTGCCAATCAAGTAATTCCGTTGTTTATTAATCAATTTAGTACATCAGTAAGACGAACAATTTATAATCAAATATATTTAAATGCTAATTTTGGTTTAGGATATGATAGTACCGGTAGTATTACTGGTACACCATATACTTGGTATGTTATTACTGCCGCTAATCTTGCTGTTGGTGCGGCTTGGAGTCAGGAATATGCTGGAGATACAACAGGTACAGGACTTGATGCTAGTTGGTTAATACAATGTACTTTTAACGGTAATCAATATACTACAATATCACGCAGCCTTGATTACTATTATGGTAGTGTGTTAGAAGTACGCTTCTTCTTTGATTCAGCACAGGCAATTTATGACAGTCGCACTGGCACAGTCATTTCAGATTATGTTAAAGTGTTAAAAGTTAATAGTCAACCCACAAATAATTCTCCACTGCTAACAGATATTAATCTTAAAATTATTGGTCAGCCAGTACTTACTGATGGATTGGTTGATGATTTCCAAGTATTAGTTAGCTACCAAGACTATAACAATGATGGCATTCCTGATGATCCCGATTTTTTCTATGAAATTACAGGCGCTTATCCTGGAAATTATCCAACGCCAACTGCTACCACATCTACAACACCTTGGGTATTTTTTCAATTAACAACAGACTTTGATAATCTCCAAAGATATTTGTTGCAACCATCTGGTACTGTTGTTAGTAGCTACGCAACACAAGCTGCAATTGAATTAGTTAAAGAACAATATGTAACTGGACAAGTATTTTATGCTTATTCAGACAATAATTTTTATATATTAGAAGCAACTCTTACAACCACAAGAGTATTAACTTTAGTTACTGGTTGGAAAGCAGAAATTGGCAGACAAAGTTTATACTTTCAGTATCGCCATAATAGTGCATTAACTAATCTTATTGATCCTGGTAGTACAAATATTATTGATTTATATTTGGTTACATTACAATATTATACTGCTTATCTTGCTTGGATTCAGGATACTACTGACACGGTGGTAGAACCTACAGCTCCAAATATTAATCAATTAACAACAGAGTATGCTGGATTACAAACTTATAAAATGATCAGTGATAACATGATTCTTAATAGTGTAGAATTTGTTCCACTATTTGGAAGTAAAGCCGCAGAAGCATTGCGAGCAACTATTAAAGTTGTTCCGGCACCCAATACTAATGCTAGCAATAATCAAATACAAAATTTAGTTTTAGCAACTATGAATGCTTACTTTGATATTGCTAATTGGAACTTTGGCGATACATTTTACTTTTCAGAATTATCAGCATATATCCATTCGCAAATTGGAACTTATGTAGCGTCAGTGGTATTAGTTCCTTTAAATCCTCAGCTGAGTTTTGGTGCTTTGTATGAAATTCAATGCGCCCCCAATCAAATTTTTGTTAATGGAGCAAACATTAACGATATACAAATCATTACAGCATTGACAAGTACTAACTTACAATCCGCCGGGGCGATATAATGGCTGCAAAAGTTCGGTCAGTTGATTTTTTACCAGAAATATTTCAAACACCAGTAAACAAACAGTTTCTGTCAGCCACTCTTGACCAGTTAATTCAAGAACCTGCTTATAAACAAACGCAAGGATACATTGGTCAAAAAGTTGGTCCAGGTGTTAATCCTAC